ATGGCAAAGAACAAAAAGAATTTATTTGCTCCTGGGCAGCAGCCTGTCAGTGAGTCACACAAAGAAGGATTGATCAGTATCAACATACTATCCACTAATCCAAGGATTTTGATAGAGATAAAGGGGGAATTACCCGCTGAAGCTCATCACGACCTACTTTTATCAGTTGATGCGGTTTTGAAGCATTACGGAAAGTAAAACACCGCGGGGTGGAGCAGTTGGTCAGCTCGTTGGACTCATAATCCAAAGGTCGTCAGTTCGAGTCTGACTCCCGCAACAACACTTAGATAGATAGCCGGAGAAGGATAACCGAAGAACCGGCACTTTCTAATAAAGTTCTTTGAAATCATTCTATATTCTCCGCATCACGAAGCGCAGAAAGTAAGATCTCTTTAGCTGACTGAGTGTCTTTCTCGGTAATTCGCTGTATACCGGTTCCAGACTTGTTTTCGTTCAGTTTGTTTATCAATCTGACATTGGCTCCCGATTTTCCTTGATACATCCTTCTGCCTAATTCAGCCAGGTTAATTAGGTCTTTATGCTTTTCTAAGTATTCCTTCAGTTTCATAAAAGCAAAAGTAAAAAGAATCTCATTATATATTATAATTGTTATATATATGACATTTCTATGACAATTATATATAATGTTCGTTATATATTTGGTTATTGTTTCACTTAATCAAAATATTATGAACTTTTTATCAAATGTATCAGCAGAGATCAGCAAATTCGAAGAAATCAGAGAGCAACTCTTTCAAGTTGTAAAAGTGCAATTGCACCCAAATATTGATGGGTTTGAGGCACCAGAATCATTTGCAACCTATAGAACACACGGTGGTCAGCCACTTGGGGTTGTAGGTAAAGATTTTACACCTACACAACCGGTTCAATTGCTTGAAGGCTTGCTTGAATGCGATCAAATCGACTTTACTCAGATAAAGTACAAAGAAATGAAGGGCGGTTCAAAAATTCGTTTTGAAATACCACTTAAAACTATTGAGATCAAAAACGAACGCAAAAAAGGTGATGTGACCGATGTCTATCTTCAACTTCAGACCGGCTTTGATGGTCAGACTAAAACAAGTCTTTACCTATATACAAAAAGATTGATCTGTTTAAATGGTATGAAGAAGAGCTTCACTGAGTTTCAAGCTTCTTTTAAAAATACTCGCGGTAACCAGGGTAAGATTTTAGGCCTTTGCAATGATGTTGCAAAGGCTGTCAACATGGTAGATGATGTAAAAGAACTTTATCTTAGTTTAGATAAAATTCAGGTTAATCAGCGAATGATTAACGACTATGTTAAAAAGGTCGCTGATCTTGATATTAACTTATCTGTTGACTGGTCAACCCGTAAAAGAAACATCTACGAAAATATTATGTCGGCCATTGATCTTGAAATGAATCGTACTGGTAACACAGCTTTTGGCTTGTTAAACGGCATGACTTACTATACAAATCATCTGGCCTCTGGTTGTGATAATGAAGACTTTGTATTTGTTGACAGTGGTGCAAAGCTGAATGATAAGGCTCTTAACTATTTAGTTAACCTTTAAATAGAATTGCCCTGAGGTCTATGGCTTCAGGGCTTTAAAATATTGTTTAATTGATCAAATAATTTATTAAACCTAAACCATAAATTCATGTACGAATACGCCGTAATTTTCACAACCAGATCGGGTAAATACGCAATTCTGGTTAAAGAAGCTGATTGTCATTCTACTGCAATCAGCATAGCTATTGACGAAATGAAAGTCAAGGGCATAGTATTCTGGGCTATTGAGGCTCACACTATTTTGCCATGAAACCAGATCTTACCCTGATCATAGAGCGACAATTCTTTGATCAGATCGTTGCCGGTACGAAAACCGAAGAATATAGAAGTTTATCAGACTACTACATTAACCGGTTTTGTGTGTTCGAGGGTGAAAAGTTCACGGCCATGAAGCCGATAAAAGTCATCTGCTTTGCTGTTGGGTATGCAAAAGACCGGCCTCAGGCATTGGTTGAAGTCAAAGGTATTTTCATTGATACTTTCGAAAACGAAATACCAGAAGGTTTCAATAAAGGTGACCAGTGCTTTACGATCGAGCTGGGTAAGGTTCTGAAAACGAAAATTTAAGTATGGCAGCAAAATACGAAGATCAGATCAAGAAGATGTTTATAGATGTCTTTAAAGAGGATAATGTTCTGTACGATTGCGATCCAGAAAAAGTGATAAAAATGCACTTTGATTTAATAGAAGAAACGTATGAGACGTTATCTGATAAAATTGATATTGGTGTTAAAAATGGCTATTCGGTTGAATGGCAATTAGACCTTCTTAAGGTTGCATTGATAGAATATAATAAATTATAACAAGAGAAAGCGCCGCCGGAAATAAGAGGATCGGGAACGAGCGCTATAGAACAGAGAGATGCCGGACACAAGGGCCGGTAATAGACACAAGTGAAACAGTTAATTGCCCCGCCCTGAGATAAAGGCGGGGTTTTTGGGTGAAAAGTTTATCGTTCACATTAATTTATTGAAAATGGCAGAAGGTCAAAGAGCAGTAGCAGCACCCGCAAGGCGTGGTAACTTGCTGCAGAGAGCAGCTGGCGCGGTTAGAAACTTCTTCCGCAGACGCTAAACAATTGGAAAGGGATCAGGGTAATACTTGATCCCTTATTTTGGTTTATATGCTACAGAAAACAATCAACGGTATTAAGAAAGTCGCAAGTCATACCGATCACCTGATATTATTTCATTCAGGAGCCGGTAAAGACAGTATTGCGCTATTGGATTTATGTTACCCTCATTTTAAGAAGGTGACCTGTGTGTATATGTACATTGTCAAAGATCTTGTACATATCAAAAAGTATATTGATTGGGCTAAGAATAAATACCCCGGCATCAGCTTTCTTGAAGTTCCTCATTATGCCCTTTCAAGTTATATTAAGACCGGTTACATGGGGATAAAGAAAGATACTTCTCAGAAACTTTTGAGTTTAGCTGATATCAATGAACGAGCCCGCATCATTACCAGGACTGAATGGTCAATTTTTGGATTCAAGCAGTCGGATAGTATGAACCGGCGTTTAATGCTCAGGACCTATGAGGATAATATCATCAACAATCATACAAAGAAAGCTTATCCTCTTTCTGAATGGAGAAACAAAGATGTGCTGAAGTACATCAAAATGAAACGATTGATCACACCAATTACTTACGGTACCGCCCAGAGTCAGGGAACTGCTATTGATGATGAATCATTTGTCCTATGGTGCTATCATAATTACCCAGGCGATTACCAAAAGATCATAACAGCTTTTCCTGAAGCTGAAGTAATAGTTTTTGAGCATTTGAATCGATGAAATGAAAGATACCTTATACACGAAAACTAAGGAGCTGAATTTAGCTTTGCTCCGTTTATGGAAAAATAGAAACTTCCGGCGCATTTTCTTTATCTGGCTGATAGGTGTATGGCTTATCCACCTGATTTTTCATCCACAAGTTATTGAGTTTTTCAATTCCAACTTTTGATTGATTTTAATTCATGAGCGAACTAAGTAAATACTTTAAAAGTCAGACGGTCGAGGTTCAAAGAAGCGTGATCCGGATGGCGAACTACAATCCACGTAAGATCACTGAGAAAGCTCAGGCTGCAATTAAACGTAACTTGAAGTCAGTCGGTTTACTGGGTGGTCTGGTATGGAATGAGCATACAGGTAATCTTGTTTCAGGTCACCAGCGTTTAACCATTCTTGATATCCTGCAAAAATATGACGGTACACCAGCCACTGACTATCTGGTGAAAGTTGAGAAAGTTAATCTCGATGAAAAGACTGAGAAAGAGCAAAACATCTTCATGAACTCTCAATCTGTTCAGGGGGAGTTTGATAATGATATATTGGCTGGGTTACTCAATGAAATTGATGCGAATCTTGCCGGGCTTGATGAAAACGATATTAATCTAATCATCGCAGAATCTCCTGTATTTGATTTTGGTGATAATGAAGAGGTTAAAAGTGACATCAAAGCCATGGAAAAACCCTATGAGGAGCGCAAGCAGATGATAAAAGACATGAAAGCTGCTCAGAAGGAAGCATTGGAGACCAAATTCGAAGGTGAGCCATATTTCACCATGTCTTTTGACAGCTTCGAAAATAAAGCGGAGTTTCTTGAACGTTTCGGGTTCAACCCTTCAGATAAGTTTATTAAAGGCGAAATATTCGCAGAGAAGATTTAATTCATGGGAGTATTTAAATCAAAATACAATTTTGGTGACGTGGTTTATCTTAAAACAGATCCCGACCAATTACCGAGGATGATTTCTGATATCAAGTTTTCACCTGATTGTCATACAATATATTTTCTGGCTTGTGGTACTATTTGTACTGAACACTATGAGCTTGAAATCAGTGAGTCAAAGAATAAACTTATGAGCTTAGGAATTGAAAAAAATATGCAATGAGTATGTCAAGCAAAAAGAAACCAACGTTGCCAAAGTTTGCTGATATGTGTCAAGCAAAAAGCGGGAACGTTACTAACATCGCAAAAGGTTTTGGCGTTGATCGTGGAACAGTTTATAAATGGATTAACAAGTATCCAAAATATAAACAGGCCTTTGAAGATGTGCGTGAAAGCCTTCTTGATTTTACTGAATCTCAGCAATTGCTTTTAATTCGGGGTATACCGAAAAAAGATGAGCAGGGTAATTTTATTGGATGGACTGAGCGGCCAAGTGAAACAATGCTAATCTGGTTTGAAAAAACCCGTGGAAAACATCGCGGGTATACCGATAGTGTTGATCATACAACAAACGGAAAAGATTTACCAGCTCCTCAACTCATATTCTCCGATACACCATTATCAGAAAAAGATTTGCAGGAAATAAGAGAGATCGAACAAGGAATTAAAACGATCCGAAATGACGAGAAAGCTGGCGAGGACACCGGTATTTCAGAAGCTTAAAGCTGCTTATGAAAGTGGCTTATATAATGTTTTTGTTTTGGAAGGTGGCTCACGTTCTTCTAAAACACACAGCATCATTCAATTTTGGATAGAATGGGCTTATAATAATCAGGGTAGAAATAAGAGGGTCATTGTTTCCAGGTTAAAGGCCACATGGTTAACTGGAACTTTGGTAAAGGATTTTATAGACATCCTTCGGGATTATGGATTATATGACAAGAAATGTCATAATAAATCCATTGGTGCCGGAGTCTATACGTTATTTGACACTGAATTCTGGTTTATGGGTCTCGATGATGAGCAGAGGATCCATGGTATGAAGTCGGATGCATTCTGGATCAATGAGGCTGTTGAAGCTTCGTTTGATGATTATGCCCAGCTTATGCAGCGTTGTAATGGTTTTGCAATTCTTGATTATAATCCATCAGCTGAAGAGCACTGGATATACGATAAGATCTGTAAGCGGCCAAAAACACGGTACATGCATAGCACTATGCTTGATAATCCGTTGATCTCTCAAAATGCAAAAGACCAAATATTGAGTTATGAGCCTACAGATGAGAATTATGCCAACGGTACTGCTGATAAACGAAAGTGGATGATCTATGGTTTAGGTTTACGAGCAGCTCTTGAAGGATTGATTTTTGAAAAGGATGTTCATTGGGATATTGTCAAAGAGGTTCCTGAATGGGCTAAGAAAACGCACCGCTGGGGGCTTGACTTTGGTTATACCAATGATGTAACAACCATTTCGGATGCTCATTGGACCGGTGCAAGAAAAGAGGTTTGGATTGATGAGCTCTGTTACCGGACCAAAATGCAGAACCATCATATCGAAGATATTCTCCGTGAGAATGGATTGAAAGGCATTAAGGGGTATGCAGATAGTTCAGATCCAAAGAGTATTGATGAGATCTATGATATGGGTTATAATGTATGGCCGGTTAAAAAGCCTGCAGGATCTGTCAAGCTTGGTATCGAGATTATGAAGCGATATAAGATCCATATCACAGAACGCAGTTTAAACTACATTAAAGAGTGGAAGAATTACACTTACATACAAGATAAAAACGGAATTTATTTAAATGAACCTGTAGATAAAGACAATCACGGTATTGATGCTACCAGGTATATTTTTTATTCAGAATTAGACCAACGCCCGGAACAGCGCGAGCTATCAAAAGAGGATCTGGGATTTTATTAATAATGTTATGGGTATAGTTTCAAAAATTAAGAACTTTTTAGGAATGCAAGAAGAACAAATGGATCTTGAAACCCTTCTATCTGAAGGGTCTATTGACAAGGCAAAATCACTTTTCACCAATCGGGATGAAATAGTTACCAATGCACTTAAGGAATTTAGTGTAGAGGATCATGAAGTAATGAACAGGCCTAATAAGATTTTGAAAGGTGGTATTATTGAAGAAAGCTGGAAACTGCCTATTTCATACCAGGAGAAGATCGTTCAGGCTTCAGTGGCTTTTCTTTTTGGTAAACCGATTAAACTGAAAGAAGAAAGCGAAGGTACAGAGCGGGCACTTAAAGCATTACTCGATCTACGAAAAGATATGAGAATGGCCTCCAAGCATCAAGATAATGCCCGTCACATGATGTCTCATACTGAAAGCGCTATTCTTTTTGTTCCATACCGGGATGCCAATGCAGATAAAACTGACCTAAGTAAAAAGAACAGTCTTCGTTGTATATTGCTTGCTAAAAAATTAGGGGATACCCTTCATGTGTTATTCGATAGTTTTGGTGTTTTAAAGGCAGTTGGAAGAGAATACAAGACAAAGGATGGTAAAGATGAGATCCTTCATTTCGATGTATATTTACCTGATACCATATACTATTCTGAGAAAGCAAAAGGAGTATGGCAAACACGGTCAGAAACAAATCTTTTGTCGAAAATTCCAATTGTTTACTACAAGCAAGATTCAACAGAGTGGGGGAATGTTCAGCGATTAATTCACAGGCGCGAAATATTGACATCAAGACGTGCAGATAATAATGATCGCATGGGTGATCCTATTCTTCTGCTTTGGGGTGATACAAATGCTGATAGTAAATTACCTGATAGTAAAACATCGGGTAAGGTTATTAACATGGGAAGAGATGGTAAAGCTGAATACTTGGTACCTGAAATGTCGGTCGACATGGTCAAAAATGAGAAAGAAGATCTTAAAGAGCTCATCCATTATCTTACCGATACTCCTGATCTTTCCATGGATAAAATGAGTAGTCTGGGTTTAACATCCGGAAAAGCTATAGAAATGGCGTTTTTTGGTGCAATACTTAAGGCTATGAGTAAACATGGATATTTCGAAGAAATGATTGACCGTGAGATCAGTATTCTCAAAGCTTTTATGGAAAAAGTCGGAAACATTGAACTTGCATCTGAGGTTGAAAAATTACAGGTAAGTATCGAGTTTGGCAACGTTCTTCCAGATAACACAGAAGACGTTATTAATATGTTGAGTTCTGCAGTAGGAGGTAAGCCGATTATGAGCCAGAAAACAGCTGTATCTAAAAACCCATTGGTTAACGATGCGGATCTTGAAATTAAACAAATTAGTGACGAGGCTATCTCTACAATTGAGGAATAATGTGCTGAAATGGCACATAAAGAACAACTATGTCTGAGGATATTATAAAAAAATTTGAGAGAAAGCACCTCGAAAACATACAACGTTATCAGGGTAACGTTAGACGTGCCTATCTCAAAGCAATTAATAAGATCTTTGCCAATGCAGCAGGAATTAAGCTTAAAGACAACAAATTTGACCTGAATAATCATCCGGTATTAAAAAACCGTGTTGAAGAGGTATTGATTAAGTTCAGGCAAGAGCTTGAATTTGTTTTGATCAATGGAATTGAGGGCGAATGGCAGTTGTCAACTGAAAAAAATGCAAATGTCATAACCAAAGCTTTAGCAATAAAGAAACCAGCAGAGGCAATCTCCAAAATAATATATGATCCACATACTGCTGCTTTAAACCAGTTTATTTCAAGAAAATCAAATGGTCTCAGTTTGTCTGATCGTGTCTGGCGTTATACTAATCAATTCCAGAATGAGATTGAACAGGGTTTATATGTAGGAATAAGTGAAGGAAGATCCGCCGCTGAAATGGCCCGTGATCAGAAACAGTATTTACAAGAACCAAATAAATTATTCAGGAGAGTCAGGAATGCTTCCGGTAAATTGGTTTTAAGTAAAGCTGCCAGAGAATATCATCCTGGGCAAGGAGTCTACAGGTCCAGTTATAAAAATGCCTTCCGATTAACTCGTGACATTACCAATGACAGCTACCGTTCTGCAGATATTGTTCGATATCAGTCCACACCATTCATTTTAGGATATACCGTTAAACTTTCAAACAATCACCCCAAATATGATATCTGTGATGAGCTGAAGGGTGATTATGGGAAAGATTTTGTTTGGCGTAAATGGCACATTCAATGCATGTGTTACTCAGTTCCAAAATTGCCAACACCGGAGGAATATGATAAATACGAAGATGCTCTTCTGTCTGGAAACGCTGATAATTACAGTTTCAAAGGTGAGATTAGTGGTGTACCGCCACAGTTTAATGCTTATATCAAATCAAATACCGATAGAATGATTAATTGGAAGCGAAAACCGGACTGGGTAACTGACAATAAAGCTTATACCAAAGACATTAAGTAATCTGAATCATTTGTCTGACTCTGAATTAAGATTCTTTAATTTCTTCAATTGCAGGGCTGTACCAAACTCCATCTACAATAGTACCGCCGTATAATGCCAAAAGTGTTTCCGGTGATATCTCTGGAAATTCATTACTATCCATACTTTAAAAATACTTACAATATATCAGTTATTTAACAACTCGTATGTATTAAAGTATCTAAAATATCTATCCGGCTATATCAAGGTAATTTTATAAAGCATTAAAAATTACAGATTATGTACGAAAAGATATTAGCACAACTGGCAGCTAAAAACCCAGGGGTGTCAAAAGTAATTCTGGGACTTGTAGCTAAAAAACTTGAAGCTAAAGTAACGGAAGAATCTCAAATCGAGGGGGTTATCACAGAATTTGAAACCAACTCACCTGTAACCATTTCTGAATACGCTGAATTACTTCAGAAAGAGGGGGATAAAAGGGTCGATGCTGCTTTAAAAAAGGCAGCCAAACCAGATCCTGAAAAGCCAACTCCTGATCCAGCCAAACCAGATCCAGCAAATCCAACTGATATCAGCAAACAAATTGCCGATGCTATTGCCGAACATTTAAAACCGTTCGCTGCATTGGCAGGAACAATGAAGGTTAATCAGACCAAAGAAGGTTTAAAAGCCATTCTGAAAGAAAAAAAGATACCTGAAGACTGGGCCGATGATATTCATATTGGAGAGGACTTCAATCAAGAAGAGGTTGTTGCCCGACTGGAAACTAAATGGACAAATGCTAAACAACTTGCCATTAATGAATCAATTTCTGACGGGTCCGTTAAACGCGGAAACGTGGCTGGGGTAACTTCAGTTACAGATGCGATTAAGGAATATGGCAAAAATACTTCTGCAAAGGATGCAGGGTATAATGTAGTAGAAAACATTTAAAAAAAATGGGATTGATCATTAAAAAAGAAACAGAAAATCAGTCTGTGCCTGTTTTTGTGACCATTATCGAGGATTATCCTGGTGGTGGAACATTAAGTCAGACCGGTCTGGTTGTAGGGGAAACCGTCAAAGCTGGTGCCCTTGTAAAATTTGACGAATCAACAAGGTTGGTATCCGTCTTAAAAACCGCATCAATTACAGAAAATGCAACCAACACAGCTACAGACTATAAGATCTCAAAAGGATCTGGGCTTGTAGTTGGAGATAATTTCTCCGCCGTTGTTGGAGGTAAAGCCTATCCAATTACTGTCATAGATAAAACTAATGCTGACTATGACTTAGTCTCTGTAGGAACTACACTTGGTGTTGCATTGGTTGTTGGTGATGTGGTATTCCAGTCTTCAGCGACAGGAGCTTCAGCAGGAGCATTAATGTATGATGTGAATGGAATTTTGAGAAATTCAGCAGTTGTTGGTAATAATGAGATGGTAGCAGTTGTACGTAGAGGAACAACTTATGAGCGTAGACTTCCTTCACCGGTTCCTTCTGCTGTGAAAACAGCACTTCAGGGGCTTATCGTGTTCTCAAAGCAGTTTTAATTAAAAGGAATTAAGAAATGGCAAAATCATTTATAAGCGAGGTTGCAGAAAAGAAAAATCTGCAAACCTTTATTGACGAGACCAGGTCTCGTTTTGCAGCCATCTTTTGGCCTGCTTTGTTGAGTAAGAAGTACACAAAGGATCTGAAGTATGAAACACTTGTAGGAAGCCGTAAGGCAGGCGTTGCTGCAAATGTAACCGCTTACAACGTTTCGGCTCCATTGCATTCACGTGACGTTCTGCAAAAATTAACCGGTAATATTCCTTCTATGCGTGGAAAGCGTTCCATGGATGAGAACGAACTCATGGAATATATTCGTTTATCTGATTCTTCAAACCCTGATCAAAAGCGTTTGCTGGATTTGATTTATGATGATGTAGCATGGGCATCGGTTGCACCTCATAAGCGAATCGACTGGTTTTTAACAAGAATGCTTTCTACAGGAAAAATTGATCTCAATACTACAACCAACGCGGCTGGTATTGTGACTCAAACTGTTGTAGATTTCAATATGCCTGAAGCAAATAAAACCGGAACAACTGGTGAAATTTGGAGCAACGCAGCCGGAGCTACACCGTTGACAGATTTAAAGAAAAGCTTCTTCGAGCCTGCAGCAGACATGGGTATTGTAGGTGGTGTTATCCGCATGCATCCTTCAAAAGTTTGGCAGATGTTGGCTACTAACGAGGTTAAAACAGCCTTAGGTCTATTGACCAATGGTAAGGTAACCTCAGCAAATATAGAGCTTGGAACACTGAACCAGTGGCTTGCAGCAAACAACTATCCTCAGATTCGTCCTTTCAATGCCTCAATTGGTATAGAGAAAGACGGTAAGGTAACTTATACTAACCCATGGGAAGTTAATAACGTCTCTTATACTCCTGATGGCCAGATTGGTGTTCTTAACATCGCTCCGGTCGTTGAGAAAGAGCGTCCACAACCACAGGTTGCGTATGCTGATTATCTTGACAATCTTGTTAAGAAATTCAGTGAAGTTGATCCTGTAACTGAGTTTACAGCATTTGAAATGAATGCCTTCCCGTCATTTGACACAGTGGATCAGGCGTTCTTGCTGAATACCGCAAATAAAGGTGCATTTGCTTAATATTAAATAGCATGACCAAAAGAGAAGCCCTGCAAGCAACTATCAATTACACAATCCCAGCATTAGTACTGGACAAACATTTAGCCGATTCAGGTTTAAATGGTACGGAGAATTACACTCCTGAAACCGATAAAAAGGCAATTGATTTGTGTGCAGCAGGGCTTATCTTATTTATTTGTACAAGTCCTAATATTAGTCAGGGCGGTTTTTCAATTTCTATTGGAGATAAAGAGAAGCTGCTTCAGATTCGTTCTTTGATTTTAGCAAAGTGGGGAGAGCATGAGGGTTCAGTTATTTCTGATGCTTCTGATTTATGGTAAACAAATTCCAATATCCGGATAAATTAAAAGTTACTACAATCACTGGAGGAACTACTTCAGTAGATGGAAATGGCGATGTAGTATTGATTCCGGGTGTAAGTAGTGTATCGGAATTTGATTGCCGTGCAGAATCACCACAGGTTAGTTCAAAAAATACTACCGATGGCATTGAGGAAGATGTTCACTATGTGATATATGGTACCGTTGATATACCCAGACTTTCCAAGGGAACAAGCGTTGAGATCATCTTTAACGATGGCCACAAAGAGCAAGGTCAGGTCATAAAAATGGATAAAACCGAATTTCATGTAATGATTTGGATATGATATGGGTATCAGACCAACATTTAGCAATCAGGATGTTAGACACATGTTTAACATCAAACTTGCCAGAATTGAAGATGCTATCATAAGCAGACTTCGGTTTATTGGTGAAACCTTTGTAATAAATGCCCGTGAGAATGGTACCTACAATGACATAACCGGAAATCTTCGTAGCTCCATTGGTTACATCGTACTCAACAATGGTAAAGTAGTTGTCGAAAATTTTGAACGTTCCAACCGGGGTTCTGATAAATCTACAGGTGTATCTAAAGGCAGATCTCATGCATTATCAGTAAAAAAAAGGTTCTCAAAAGGATATGTACTAATCTGTGTGGCCGGAATGCAATATGCAGCAGCAGTTGAAAGCAGGGGTAAAGATGTTATTACAGCAAGTTCTATCACCGCTAAGAATGACATGCAACGGGCAATCAACAGCTTAAAAAGGAAGGTTGGTAATTTATGAGTTTAACCTCAATTGAAGTCGTTAATGTGCTATATCAGCACATTAAGAACAGTGTGTTATTTTCTGATGCAAAAAAACCGAATGGCGAACTTAAAAAGTATCAACGTCCGGCAAACTCACAGAAAGAGGATGTAGTAATTAATGGATTGCCAAATAACCGTGAAGTGGTTCAGGAAGGGGTTTTAAACATTAACATTTTCGTTAAGAACCTTGATCCTACTCAAATACCTTCTTTAAATGGTGATACCAGCCAGCCAGACACCGGAAGACTGCTATACCTCAGTAAACTTGCAAATCAAGCTCTTGGATCAGGAAATGAAGTCTGGAACACGGACGGATCCTGGTGCTTTAAACTACAACAGGACTATACTGAACCAGATGAAGGAACGAATCAGCATTACATCAATATTAGGATAGAGTTTTATTCAATTAATTAACATTAAAAAATAAAGAAATGGCAAAAAAGGTTTATGGCTTAAAAAGCATATTAATGGGCGATCCAGCCGGTGATGGTGGCATGGGAACCGTGCTTACCGAGGTTTTTGGGCAAACTGTACCTGGGTCTGCAACATTAACATTAGAGAAGCCCTCAAAACAGGGTGTTCCTATTGAAGAGTCTGATACTCCAATATTCTATATTAAAGGAGAGGCTCCTAATTTCACACTGAATGCAAGTTCATACAATATCAGTGCAACTACCATGCAGAAATTATTCGGTGGTATTGCATCTGGTGCAAATGGTGTTGCTACACTCGGAGCTATTACTGCAGGTACGCTTTATGTAACCGGCACATATAACAATGTTCCATTAACAGGTGGTACAGGTACCGGTGCAACTGCAAACATTACTGTATCAGGAGGAGGTGTGACAGCTGTTACTATCGTAAATAAAGGAAAAGGTTACACTGTCTCTGATTCACTGTCAGCTGCAGCCGCTAATATCGGTGGTGCTGGATCTGGATTTGCAGTAGTTGTTGCAACTCTTTCAACAGGTCCTGAAGCCTGGTCTGCACCGGTTGACGGAAAGATACCTGATTTATATCAGTCTGTTATATCCGAAACAATGACTGGTATCAAGTTCAAATTTGTTAAAATGGATATTTCACAGGGGCTTAATGTAACCTTTGATAAAACCCGTTTAGGGCAAATCGACTGGACTGGATTGCTGATGCAGCCTGACAAAGCTACTGCAGCACCTTGGGAAATTGAGTGGCCAGATTAATTTTTTGAATCTATCTATACAAGCCCCCAAATCACGGGGGCTTGTTTTTAAATAAACTTATATGAAACGAGGAAGTAAATCAACCTTATTGGCGGCCATGCTTTTCGGTGGTCTGCTTGGATCTGCTCAGGCAATTCAGCCTATTGCTACACAAAATGCCAAGATTCAGAATCAGGAGATCAAGTCTACAAAAACTGGTGCCATCCGTGAGACTAACAAGGTAATTAGAAATGTAGGCAGCATTCCTATAGTTACATATTTTCCAAATTTCGGCTTAAGTCCAAAGGAATATGGGATGATATTCGGTAATGGCAAGTCACGAAAAGGAAAGGTGAATTATGCCAGGATGAGCCATAATGCTAAACTGAAAAGACGTAAGGCATGACGAAAGAAGCTAAAGATGTCATTTCTTCTGCTGTAAATACAATTACTGGCAAAACAAAAACAGTTACGGTTACTTTAAAACCGGAAACACCATTCCAAGCTTTATTGATGAAAGTTGGATTGAAGAAAAAGACTGCTGAATTTATAATTCGGCCGCTGGTAGTAGGAAACAGAAAAAGAATATCTGCAAAGGCATTAGTTATTCCAGATGATTTTCTGAAAGATGGCTTAGTAAAAGCTTTATTAAATCCAGAGTTTATTGACGTGTGTATTTATGCCGTAGCGGTTGGTATTCAGAATAATAAGCATGAACCGGATCAGAAACTAATTGATTTTATAGCCTTTCAGTTTGACGATGAAGATATTGATTTGATGCTGAATACAATTTTCTCAGGAATCAATCTTAAATCTTTTACGAACTCTATCATCTTGATCAAAGGGAGCAATGTCCTGACTGTACCGGAAAAGGATGCAGAAAGTGCAAACAAACCGGATTAAAAATAGATGAGCCTTTAAGCCCGGGAGACAATAGCCCGTGGGGATTAGTTGGAAGTATATGTAAATACTTTCATTGGACTGAAGATCACGTATTGTGGTCGATATCGTGGGAGAATGCCATAATGTACATGGCCACTATTTCAAAATATAAACCTGAAGGAGATAAAGATTCAGTTCAAGTATCACCTGAAGATGAAGAATCTGATTTAAGGAAAATGTTAGGAGAATAACAATGGCAGTAAATGTTACAGGCGGTCCTTTAGAGTTTGTTAGTAGCATCGATGACAGACAGTTTGATACTGCTATTAATCGCATGCAAAGACAGATCAATGATCTTTCCGGCAATATAAAACGTCAGGGAAATGATATTGACGGCTTCGCTAAGAAAATATCAGTTGCCGCTGCCAGTTACTTTTCCGTTCAGGCAGCTGGTGAGTTCATTAATTCGATGGTTCGCGTTCGTGGTGAGTTCCAGCAAATAGAAATTGCTTTCACTACCATGCTAAAAAGCAAGGAGAAAGCTGATCAGTTAATGAAAGAAGCCGTCAAACTTGCTGCAGTTACACCGTTTGGACTACAGGATGTTGCTGCCGGTGCCAAACAATTACTTGCTTATGGGTTCTCTGCAAAAGAAGTTACCCAGAATCTTGAAATGCTCGGGAACATTGCCTCAGGGGTGGGTTCTCAATTAACTGATGTTGTATACCTGTATGGAACTTTGAAAGCTTCAGGGCGGGTGACTCAAATGGATATAAACCAGTTTGCCAATCGTGGTATTCCAATCTATGAAGCACTTGCTCAGGTAATCGGTAAAACTACTGCTGAAGTTCGTGATTATGTTTCAGCTGGTAGAATTGGTTTCCCTCAAATTGAACAGGCATTTAAGAATATGACAGGGCCTGCGGGTCAGTTCTTTAATTTGATGCAGGAGCAATCTAAATCTCTAACTGGTCAATTAAGTAACTTATCAGATGCATGGGCAAGAATGCTCAACGATATGGGGCAATCTCAGGAAGGTATTCTTTCTGATTCAATTAGCCTTGCAATCAACCTTGTCGATAATTATCAACAGGTGCTGGATATACTTCAAGCCCTCATTATAGTTTACGGATCTTATCGAGCCGCGCTTGTTGCTGAAGCGGCTTTAAAACAAATCATTGCTGCCAGAACAGTGGGAATGACAACTGCTGAAATATTGCATTATCAAGCCCTTGTTTTACAGACAGCGGCTACCAAAGCGTATAATGCAGTATTAGCGGCCATGCCTTTGGGAATGATGACTCTTGGTATTGCCGGTTTAGCAACTGCTATCTATTCTTTAACTCAGATAACTGATGCGGCAACCGCTTCTCAGGAAGTGATGAACGACTCAAAAGAAGAAGGTGCTAAAGTAGCGGATAAAGAGCTGAATAAAATCAATCATCTGATGGGTGTGATTAAAAGCCAAACATCCAGTATTCAGCAAAAAGAAGCAGCTTACAAGAAACTTCAGGAGACTACCAATGGTACACTAAATCAATATAGTCTTGAACAAATTGCAGCTGGAAAAGCGAAAGTAAGTATTGAAGAATACATTAAATCAATTCAGGATGCAGCAGCTGCCAGAAAAGCATGGTCTGAATTTCAAGAACTTGCAGATAAACGGGATGATCTCACAAGGAACGGCATCAAGTCTGTTAGTCCATGGGTGCAGGCTGGCAGGGCTTTGAAAAATCAATTTACTCCGACTTCTCAGGGAATTGGAATGATGGATTGGTTAAAGGGGTGGGTTGGAATTGGAACAAGTGACCGTATTGTCAATCAAGAGCTGGCTGTTGTGGACCAGCAGATGGAAACTCTTAAAAAAGCTTTTGGAGATAAATTTGAAGAAATCATATCCGGAGAAACTAAAGCCGAAGCTGCCACTCCATCAAAATCTAAAACCCGTACCGAAGCATTTGTAGAAGCTGAAATCAAGAAACTGACTGAAGCCCGTTCAGAATATGCACTTGCCTCAAAGGAATATGCCGATTATACCCGTCAGATCAATGCCCTTAATGAAGAGCTTGCCAGGGCACAAGGAAAAACTACTAAATCCCAAAAAGAGTACAATGACGTTTTGAAAGAACGCGCCAAGGTATTGGAGGATATCATCAAAGCCGAACAAGAGGCTGCCAGAGATGAGCTAACCACCAATGACAGGGAAATTCAACAGGCAAAAGATGAATACGATATCTTAAGGCTTCAGGCCAGAGAAAAAGGTTTAGGACCCGGTGCCATTACCCGAATTGATAAAATTGAAGAAAGGAAGACAGGAAACATCCGCTATAAGCAACAAACTAATGATCTGGAAGATTTTTTGAATAAGCAAAAGCAGCTATATGAGCAATTCGAGCAATATAAATTAGAATTTGGAGAAGACAAGGCCAGAGAGCGTTTTAAGAATGAGATTGACCTCTCAAAAACTTATTTAAAAATATTACAGGAGCAGCAGGATAAGTTTTCCAATACTGATGATGGCGGGCAATATACAGCCAATGAACAGGATCGATTAAACGGTATCAATGAAAGGATCAGGAATGAACTTTTATTAGAGCAAAAGAAATATGATGATGCGGTCCGGGCTGCAAGTTCTCATCTGGAACAAGTACAGGCGATCCGTAGAAAATACGCAGATATGGCCAATGTTTTAGGCTCTCAGATCACAGAAAGTCAAAAAGCTGAATTAATAGCCAGAATGGACGATGAGATCAAGGCTGCTAATAAAACCGCATTTGAGAAAACCGAAATATACCGGAAGCTTGGCCGTGATATCGTTCAGTTTACCAAAGATTCATTGAGAGATGAGATTAAAGCTGTTGAAGGCTTACTGAAATCAGATCTTAATCCGGCTTTGCGCTCTGAGCTTGAAAGATCTCTTGCAATGCTAAAATCTCAGCTGGAAGCAGGTGTCAATCAATCCAATATTCAAGCCTTACAGAATCAGGCAGATACATTAAAAAAGGCACTAAGTGATCCGCTGATTGCCGGTACCGAACTTGCTGAAGAATATTTAAAGCAACTTGTAGAAATTGAGAAGAAAATTCAAGATCTCAATAATTCAAGCGGCCTGACTCAGGTTCTGGATCTGTTCAATACTTTAACCGGAAGCGGATCAAAATTGTCCGATATCATTCCAGGAACTGAGAAGATCGAAGCACTTGCTACAGCTTTTTCAAAGACATTCGGAAATATAAGCCGCTCATTCGCGCAATTGTCTGATGCTTTTGCAGGGGCAAATGATGATTTATCCTACAAACTCGCAACCATATCAGAATTAACCGGCGCAATGTCTGATATGCTTGGTTCTCTTGCAAAAGGAGATGTAATTGGTGCTATGATTAAAGTGGTGACCACAATTATCAGTATCAATAAACGGGTCAAACAAATGAATGCCGAAGCTCGTGAAGGTGTTCAAAAGTTTTATCAGACAGCCATTGAAGGGGAATTAACTTATAATGCATTGCTCCGTGAGCGTGAACGCCAATCTGCTGCAGCTCAGGCAAAACGACTTCTGGGTTTACAGAAAGAGGCTGCATTGCTTCGGTCTCAAACTTCTGAAATTGATAAGCAGTATCAGAACCTTTTGAATCAGATTCAGGGTCAGAAATACATCATTGATCAGGAATATAAACACGGAACATGGTTCAGAAAGGCTCAGACAAAAACTACATATGGAACACTTGCCGGAAAGAGCTTTGAAGAGATTGAGAAACTTTATAATGAAGGAAGATTAACCGAAGGTGCTACGGCCATTTATAAGCAACTCGAGAAACTTAAAAACGAGGGTAAAGATGTTGCAGAAACACTGGCTCAGATTGCAGAACAAACACAGGAGATATTCACAGGTACAACTGCAGATTCAATTACCAACAGTTTATTTGAGATGTTCAAGAACGGTCAGGTTGGAGCCCAGGAACTTGCAGACTTCTTTAAGCAGACAATGGATGATGCGGCTTTGAGCATATTTAAGAACAAGATTTTGGCATCTGCTATGGATAATTTCTATAAGGAGTTTGCCGAAAAAGCCCAGAGTGATGAAATAATAACAGAACAGGAGAGGGAGGATCTAAGGCTGATTTTTGAAACCCTTACCAAAGATGCAGCAAAGCAATTTGATGACCTAAAGAAGATAACCGGCTCAGATCTTGGAGGCTCACAAGCTCAAAGCAAGTCAAACACCATGGCCGGAGCGATCACATCAATACGAGCAGAGCAAGCGGATCTATTGGCAGCCCGTATGGGGGGTATTCAATTATCTAATCTCGAAATGCTATCCATCCAACGTCAGCAGTTGGACATCAACAGGCAGTGCTATCAAATAGCCATAAACTCATTAAACACTTACCTGGCGATTGAGCGAAACACACTTCGAACTGCTGATAATACAGAAAGACTGAAAGGTATTGAAACGGCATTAGTGAGCATGGAAAAGAAGATATCAAGCAATGCAAATGCAGCAGCTGCAGCAGGGATTGGAGGATTTGGAGGATAAGTTATGGCTTTAACAGGTAAATATAAATTAGGCGGTTTAGATATCTATTCAACTTACAGAATGGTGATTCAGGAAGGGAGTAATCCTATCCTGCAATTCCGTAAGCCAAAACCACGCTTTACCAACGACTGGAAAGAAGAAAATGGACTTGAATATGATCTTACTGAAACCCCAAAGTATGAAGACCGGGTATTCCGCATTCAGGCTGTGATCATGGCTGATTCTGAAGCTGATTTTAATACACGGTATAATGCGCTGTATTCTGCCTTAAATGTTGCCGGAACTGTTACGCTTGAAAGTCTTGAATTAAGCAAAACTGTAAACGTGATCTATAGCGATATGCCTGATCTGGACAGACTAACCAGAATGAAGCATGGAGGTAAGGTAGTCGTAAAATTCACCTTGGAATTAAAGGAGGTTCAGCAGTATGTATAACATCAAGCGAGGTGTAACGACTATTGCTACGGTTCGGCCTGAATCTGGATCCCAGATCAAAAAAATCATGGGTGAAAATCAGGTGGATATGGTTTTTACGCTGAATGCTCCTGTAGATTTTGCTATTGGTGATTGGGTAGAGGTATTTGGAGAAAATTACACTTTAAATGCATTACCTAATCTGGACAAGTCCAGCAATAACGAGTATAAATATAACTGCCAATTTCAGGGTATGCAATATGAACTTGCAAAGTACAATTTCATGATGCTGGATAGTTCAAATGTTCCTACTGAGCCTGATTTCTCCATCATGGGGAATGCCGAAACATTCATTGACCTACTTGTATTGAATGCCAACCGTGCCAGTTCAGGTTGGAGTAAAGGAGATGTTGATGTAACAGACATTAAGTCGATTGCGTTCTCAAATGCCAATTGTATGACTGCATTAAACCAGTTGGCCGTTGAATTTGAGAACGAGTTCTGGATAGTTGGTAAGGTCATTCATTTCACCAAAAAAGGCGTGGCCTCTGGATTAACCTTTGAATATGGCAAAGGGAAAGGGCTTTACAGCTTTAACCGGCAGAACAAAGAGGGGGCTTCCATTGTGACGAGGCTTTATGCCTATGGATCTACTCAGAACTTGCCATCAGGCTATCGCAATTATTCACAACGCTTAAAGCTTCCTGAATTGACTGGAAATTATATTGATCAGGGAGTTGCTGAATATGGGGTAATTGAAGGCATCCAGATTTTCGATGACATCAAGCCTGAACGTATTGGAACGGTGAGCGGGGTAAATGCAGGAAATGTTTTTGAGTTTACAGATTCGGCCATGGATTTTGACGTGAACGCTCAACTTTTGCCGGGTGTCGCTGTAAAAGTTCATTTCCTGACCGGACTACTTGCTGGGTACGACTTTACAGTAAGTAGTTATAATCATACCACCAAAAAGTTTATCCTCAACAAGAATGATAACGAAAAGGCTATAGAGATACCTGGTTCTGTATTCAAGCCGGCGATTGGAGATACTTATTTTCTTTTTGATCTAAGTATGCCTTCTACTTATGTAACTGCCGCAGAGAATAAGGTTCAGACACGGGCTGAGGCGTATTTGGCTCAAAATGCGTTGAGCCGGGTAATGTATAATGGCAATATTGATCCGCTTCACATCAAGCGTAACGGGATCACAATTGTTCTGGGCAATAGCGTCATCATGAAAGATACACCACTCGGGATCAATGATGCTATTCGAGTGATTGGACTTACCAGAGGGATTATTCTGGATGGGATTGAGCAGTACAGATATACCCTGGATTTAAGTGAGAGTGTTAAACCATCCAATGTTGTAAGATCGTTCGCTCAGCTTGAAAAGGTAAAGCAAGCGATTCAAATTAATGACTTACTGAACCCTGCCAGAGCTCGTGCCAACTGGCGTTCATCACAGGAAATGCTGCAAATGGTCTTTGATCCGGATGGGCAATACTACACCGATAAGATTAAGCCTGCCAGTATTGAGACTTTACACATCGCTGCAGGTGCAAGATCACAGGCATTTCAGACGAATGTTTTATTCCAGCCTTCCTATGGAGGGGATGATACTCATTTTGTAAGCAGCTCCGGGACATTGGATCATTTTAGTATAGATCCTTCAGGAGTTCGGTCTTGGACGGTTGCAGCGAGCAATTACACCGGGCTTGGATCAGGAGCGATGTACATCTATGCTAAATGCGCAAAGGTTGGAAGCTCCGGAACAATTCTGCTTTCTGCAAGCCAAATAACAGTAGATCAGGATTCTGATTACTATCACTTTTTATGTGGGGTTTTACATGCAATATAAATGAGAGGTATTTCACTTACGTACGGACAAACGACTATTGATGGGGGATTCATCAGAACTGGTGAGATATCCAGTTTGGATGGTATTACTAAGTTCAATCTGAATACCGGAGTGATTACAGGTAAGATCACTTTCGCTGCAGGATCCTCAGGCTATGCCAATATCTCGGATAAGCCAATTCTGGGCACACTATCAGGATTGAATCTGGTTGAACAGGCTCAGCTGGGAACAACTGTAATATCTGGAGGCTATCTTAATACCTCATTGATTGATGCGAACTACATCAGAACCATTGACCTGATCGCAACCAAGGTAACTACCGGGAAACTTCAGTCTGTAAATACCCTCAATTACTTTGATCTTGACAATAACAAGTTCAAGCTTGGCAACGCTATGAATTACATGGACTGGAATGTGACGACTCCAAACGTTCTTACTATCAAAGGCCATATCACAGCGGATTCAGGAACGATATCTGGAGTAACCATCAACGCCAATGATCAGTTCAGCTTGAATGGTAGTAAGGTTGAGATCTTGCCGAATGCCGGCATGAGAGTGTTTGGCGGTGGTTATGCTGACTTCACAAATTCGACTTTGAAAGTTCCGACCGCTGCGGCCTCCGGGCTTGCCAGTGGTGAAGCTGCTTTATGGATCGGATCACTAAGCGGTGTCGCTTCCGGTGCTTCCGGTGGAAGTGTGGCCACGCTTTCGGACGTGGCTTTGTCCGGGCTTGCCAGTGGTCAGATATTGGTATGGAACGGCTCGACATGGGTGAATCAAAACAATGTTCCAGCGGTTGACCTTTCAGCCTATTACACTAAAACCGAAACGCAGAACTTCTTTTCCGGGGCTTCGTCTATGTCCGGGTATAATAAGTCGAATTGGGATAGTGCCTATGCAGCGAGTCACAGCCATGCGAATAAGGCGTTTTTAGACGGAATTACCAGCGGGGCGACGGTGGGGATAAATGTTAGTGGAGATGCAGCAAGAACCCCGTTATTGGTTGGCTTGGGTTCATACGTTTGGAATGCTTCAACTCCGGCGACATCTTACTCACTTGGTATTACTAACTCATTTGTTAGCCATGTTGAGGGATTCCCAGCATACGGTAGTTTGATGAACATGAAAACCTATGACGGAGGAAGTGCAGGAGGAACGTTACAGCTTTTCACACCATACGGAAACAGTTTCCCTTCAATTAATCTTAGGTATAGACTATCTGATTACAATACTGGGGCATGGTCTGGGTGGAAAATCCTTGCAAATACAGAGGACTTAGCTGCGTATTTACCATTAACAGGCGGAACATTATCAAGCTGGCTTCAAGTTAACTCCTATTTAGCCACAACAGGGCACATTCATTCAGGTGGTAGAGTTTATGTTGACGGTGGGACGTCTTATTACATCACAAGCGGTACAAGTATCTTAAACGGGCTTTATCTCGCTGGTTCTCTTACGTACAATAGCAATGTGTTTAACAATTCTACCCCGGCTCATACAGACAACCCGGCAATGAGTATAAAGCTGTATGATGAATACAGCTCAGGAACAGCACCTCAAACCTATGGTACTGTTTTAGATATTCATGGAAGAAGCAGTCACAATCATACACAGATATTCTTCGGGTCAAGCGGGACGGATATTTATGTACGCAATGCTTTTTACGGCTCGACTACATGGAACGGGTGGAAGCGGTTAATGAACAGTGATAATGTTGGTTCGTATGCGCCGTCTCTCACAGGAGTCGGAGCATCTGGAACATGGAACATAGGTATTTCGGGAACATCGGCTAATTCAAGTCAATTAAATTATTGGCCATACACTTCTTACGCATACAGAAATGGAGGTACAGGTTATTACCAAGTGAATGACTGGATACAATTGAACACTACAGCCGGTATATTTTGGCCTTCTTATTATGGTGCTCATATTACTGTAAACACTGCATCTTCCTACACCCAGCTACAAATTATTGGGAGTAAAGGCTCTTATGGTGGGATCTACGATAGTTATTCAGGGGTCAATATTGGGATGTATGACAGCGCGGGTAACGGAGGGATTTACCGTGAAACGAATGGCCGATGGATATTATATCATCATATTAGTAATGATTGCTTAGGTATAGGCACTTCAACGACCTATGCAGGGTATAAAATGTACATCGGAGGTGCTTTGCGTGTAGGTTCAAGTACTTACTCAGAGACTTCTATTTCTGCTGGAACGTATATCAATGCAGGTTCAAGCATCGCTGCCAATACGACTATCAATGCAGGCACAAGTATGACGGCTCCTGATTTCTATGCAAACGGTGGATGGTTCAGGAATAATAGTCAGTATGGTTTATATAATTCTGTATATGGTGGGCATTTTTCACAAGTATCCATTAATTATTGGTCAATTAATGGAGGTACCACAGCTCCAATGGGGCTAGAATTTAGATCAGGGTTTTTAGGTACTACTTATGGATATGTATATGCAGATGGTTCAAACTTCGGACTACTTTATGGTGGTAGCTGGGCAGTTAGAACGTTTTCAGGCGGTGGGGAATTAACAGGTAACTGGTCTGTGACTGGTAGTCATACTATACAAGGTAGCCTGTCCGTAGGATCAACAGCTGGGACATCAGGATTTTATCACAGTCCTACCTCTGGCACTATTATCGGAAGTTATTCTGCATCACCGTGGCCGGGATTACACAACCTTTATGTACAAGGTAAGGTGGGGATAGGTACTTCGACGCTTTCATACCAATTCAATGTACAAAGTTCTGCATCTGATTGGGCAGGAGTGATTTCAAGTTCAGCAAATGGTTCAGCCGTTTATTTCGCAAATGGCGCAGGATATGGTATGCACATTAATGCTGGCTCAAACGCAGCGTCAAGTACCTACATTATAGAAGCATATTCAAATGGTTCGCAAAGGATGAGATTATGGGGGGATGGTGTATTGCTTTTAGGAGTTGGAGAGCGGATTGATACCTCTACTTTACTTCAAGTCAAAGGAAACGCTCGTACATCAGGGTATATCTATTCTGAATCAGTTGGCTATTTCGGCGGAGATGTAATCGCATACTACTCAGATTCTCGCTTAAAGACAATTAAAGGCAATATTACGAATGCCCTTGCAATGCTGCATCAAGTGGACGGGGTACACTACGAAGCGAATGACCTTGCAGTCAGCATCGGTGCAGTTAAGGAAAAGAAGAATGAAGTCGGCTTAATCGCTCAACAATGGCAGAGCTTCATGCCGGAGGTTCTTGCACTTGCGCCGTTCGACATGGACGGAAACGGAGGCAGCAAGTCAGGACTCAATTACATGACCATGAAGTATGAGAGAACAGTACCACTGATCATTGAAGCAATTAAGGAAGTGGATAACAAGTACACCCGTGAAATCGCTGCATTGAAGAATGAGATGTCATTTCTACAGACGAGGGTTGCAGACTTAGAAAGGAGGCTGAACTAATGGCTCTACAATCCTCAGGACAAATATCCCTTTCAGAGGTAAATGAAGAACTTGGCAGGGCTTATAACAGTGAGATTGCGATTCGTTTAGCCGAAACCGGGTATTATGTAGGGATAAATACTTGGTCAACTTATAAGCCAGGAGGAGCGACACCTGCATCGTTAAGCGAGTGGTACGGTTATAACCACACCCAGCCAATGCCGACGCATAATGTCTATGTATATGCCGCGTATCATAGCGATAATGGCAGCGGAGGGGTAAACATAGCCGTTTATTTAGCCGAGGCGAACCCTGCATCTGTGACCTTTGGGGTACGAATTACATGGATTGACGACCTTACTTCTGCACTTACATATACCAATCACTTTGCAACCATACCGGGGGCGGGTTACATGTCCTATATGGTTGCAGATTGTTATCCCGGCTCTTTTGGAGTAAGCTTTTCCAGCGTGGCAATGCTTTCCGCTTCCCCGAACCCAAATTACGACCAGCAATACGTATTCTAATGGCAGCACCTATCACAGCATATCTCACTATTGACGCAAAGTTTCGGGGCGCAAACGACGTATTAATGTCTGTGAACCCGGCACGAAGCATTTACGGGAGCGCGGCTGATCTCGAAGCTGCAAAAACGCTGATAAAAACCCTGTTTTATCTTGATGATATAATAGGGTTTAAGGCAAAATATGCGGGCATTGATTATCACGGGTTTTGGGGAGTTTGCATTACTGGCAGCACAAACTGGCAAATGCACAATTCGGCCAGATGGATTAATGTTTCGGTTGCCCGCAGCGTTTCAACGGTGTACACGTTTAACGATGCCGGGCTGAATACGCTGGGATTTGCCGGGCTACCAACATGCACAAACAAACAGTCAGGCGCGCATTCATTTCAGGCCTTTTTCCGGTCTGCCTATTATGTTCAAACAAGCGACCACCATATCGAGGTGAAACGTCTTGTCGGCGGGGTTGCAAATTTTAGTCAGGTTGTTCCTTTTGGGGGCATGGCACAGGCTGCCGAGGGGACAAAAACAGGCACGCCGGAGGCAGTGACGTTTGATTTTTCGGCAGGGGATTACATTGAAATGCGGTCAAAAATAGTTAATGCCGAGGGCACATACATTTCGGCAATGGTTTCATTCATTGTTGAGCCCCGTGTATACACAGCAAAATTTAACAGTACTCATGCAAGCTGGGCGTGCAATAACACCGATGGAACTACCGAAGTGACTATTTATGTCTCCAACTGGAAGCTAAATAACGGGGTTGTGCTTTACTCAGATGTTGAAATGACTACTAATGTCACTCCGGGTTATTACTCAATTTCTGGCCGTTGGTACAAGGTAGAAGCAGACTTAATGATCGGAGCGAATATCACTGATCAGGATGCTTGCGGTACATGGAGGTCGACAGACCCGGCTTATGTTCCACCTTATCAAGTTAAGAACTGGACACATTATGAAACCATGCTTTCTGGTAGCGATGCCGGGTGCTTCGTTTACTATGCATCAGGCACGTATTCACCGAGAACCACTTACCGGAACATCAATAACAATAAACATTACGGAACATCAGCTGCAGCAATCGCAGAGGGTACTTCGGGTTATGCCACTGATGGGTATTACTTCGAGGCAAGCGGAGGGGTAATGAATTGGTATGAGATTCAAAGCGGTGTGATCACCGATTCAGGGATATGCTAAAAATTAAAATTATGGAATATATCATCGCAGCAGCAGTAGTCATAGTGATTGCACTGTTCATCATCAAAAAGAAAAACAAGCCAAGTTCATCACAGCCTCAGGGAGGTTATGGAGTGAATGAGGACGAGAAGAAACCGGGAAAACACAATCAATTTAAGGAGGATTAATCAATGGAAAGAACATTATCGTTAACCACAGTTCGCAAAGTGTGGACTGCACAACAATCAGGCTGGAACCTGACATTTACCCTTGAACAGGGAAACAACACAACCATTTTTTGCAATGGGTTAAAGCAGGATGAGAACGCACAAAATCCACCGGCTCCTGCTTCATCTGCAAACCTGAACGCTCATCTTAACCCGGCCAATAATACCAGTACTGTGAGCTTTAACGGCACTACTCACGATAGCGTACTTGCAACAGCAATCATTGCCGAAATGGAAGCAATTTTAGTGGAGGAGGCAGTATAATGGGAGTGAAAATTAAAGAAAAGAAAGAGACAGCTGAGGCCGTAGCACCTGCAAAGATTCCATACTTCATGCTTGGAGTAATTAGTGATTTAATCGGAAAATTCTCTTGCAAAAGCTATGAGGACTTTGAATTGATTAAGGGTAAAAAAGAAGCGTTAAACAAACAGTTACAAACCCTTGCAGAAAAAGCCGGAGGCGATCAGGCAAAGGCAGATGTGATTTGGAGGACTGAGTCCGATCTTACTAAGACTGAGTTTGCATGGCTGGAAAAGGAAAACTTCAAAGCAATGATCCCGGAGCTTGGTTTGTCAGCTGATCAAATTGGAGTGTTGGAGTTCTGGGCGGTAAAAGATTAAAACTATGATCAACGAAACATTATTAAAGGAGATCGCTAAAGCGAATGGAATAGAGTCATCAGCATTGAAGGCTTTTATTCAGGTAGAAACCGGAGGGATTGGATTTGCAAAGGACACAGGCAAACTAATCATTCAATTTGAGCCTGCATGGTTTAAAAAGAAAGCGCCTTATGCCCCATCTGGTGCTTGGACAGTCAATAAAGTAGATCGCCAGAATCAGGAGTGGATCGCCTTCAACGATGCTTTCAAAAAGAATCCAAATGCCGCAATGGAATCATGCAGTATAGGTATTGGTCAAATAATGGGATTCCACTTCAAAACTTTGGGCTATAAGACAGTCGGGGAGATGTGGGATGATGCTAAGCGAGGCGAATACCAGCAGGTGCTGCAAATGGTTCGCTTCATAAAATCAAAACCTCTTCTTTTTAATTCACTTAAGGTGAAAGACTGGCATCTGGTAGCCACTTACTACAACGGATCAGAGTACAGAGATCTTGCAAAGAAATATGGCCGTGAACCTTATGATGTGAGTATGGCAAAGGCTTACCAAAAATACCAATCAGCATGAAAGCACTATTAGCAAAACTGATCCTACTAACCTATGGAGATGCTGATCTGGCAGACCGGGTAAGATATTTCACCGAGATTATTATCAAGGTTGCTCCGGTTGCCTTTGTGTTGAATTTAGTCAATTGGTGGTTCACAGAAAATCAGCAGTTCGGAACCTTCATGTGTATTGCCCTGCTCATCAATATGGGGGTGGGGGTGTACTATCACTTCAAAAAAGGAACATTCCAGTTCAAACCGTTCATATTTAAAAATCTCGAAATGTGCTTTGTGGTCGTGGTAGTTTACATGATGCTCGAGATGCTCCGCTATACTGCCGGAGATAACTTGGCCGGTGAGATCTTCAGAATCCTTATCCAAATTACCACTTTATTGTACCCTACATCTAAAGTCCTGAAAAACGTGTTCATTATAACAAAGGGTAAATACCCTCCAAAGTTCATCATGGACAAGCTCTACAACTTTGAGAAGAACGGCGACTTGAAAGATTTTTTTAAAACAAGTAAGGAGGGAGTCACAGAGGATCAGCAGGGCTAACCTTATACAACCTTATACAAAATAACAATCATGAAAAAACAATTATTGTTACTACTGATCATTGCCATGTGTTTGATCAGCTGCAAAAACAGAAAGCTGGCCATTGATCAGCAAAGCACCAAAGTTAAAACCGAGCAGAAAGAGAATATCCAGACACGAACTGAATCCACTGGAACAAATCAGGAGAAAGAAACCTCATCAGAAAAGATCAGTGACCAATCCGGAACCTGGATCTGGGAAGAGTGGTACAGAAAAGACCTTGAATCAGACACAATCAATCCGGTGAAAGGGTTGATCTATAAGCGCACCACATATATAAAGAATGATATTACCACTGACCGGTTAAAAACCAATGAAGCGATTGAAAATCATTCTGAGATAAAAGATAGCACCGTACTGAAGGAATCGATCACTGAAACAAAATCAGAGTCCAGAACAAAAAATCTGGAAGCTGAGAAAAGCAACAGCTGGATTTACGGTCTGGCTGTGATCATCATTCTGATAGGGGCGGTATTGTTTGCTTTGAAGAGGAGTTAGCTCCTCTTTGGTCCTTTTGGCAGTGGCATCCAGTGGGTAATACCGTTCTGTCCAACTAAGTGCCCCTTGTAATAAGCACTCCACTCATACTCTTTTGAAGCGTCGTAAGACCCTACTAATATTTTTTCGTGCATTTGGTGATACAATAAAACATCTTCACCGCGATCTGGTAACTTCTCAGAAACTGGAATCCAAGGATCAATAATCCGATTAAGTGTATCTATAGATATCGGACCAGCTTTTAAATAACCTGCAGAATCATTGCTCATAGTCTGTGATTTTGAATTTAATCATTATCAAATCATTTAACTGATTCATCCGACCTCTCGATCAGTTCACTAACAAAAGCACCTCGCTGCATGCGGGGTAGTTTCTCAATGATCTGTCTTGCCTTTATTGAGATCCGGACATTCAGGAAGGCATCATTGGTTTTGTCCTTTTTAGGACGGCCTGCACGGGGTAGTGCCCCGGTAAGTTTATTCTTTCTCATTGTCTACAAGGTCTTTCAGTGTTGAATGATACCAGTCAGCACACCGGCGCAAAAGTTTAGCCAGTCTATCGGCCTGCTCTTGGGTACTAAGATCAGGTTTGTATGGATTATCCCAGAATTCAATTACACCAATCACTGCTGATAGATGCTTATAATCTGTTTTTCCACCAACGGTAAAATGCCTTTGAAAATCCATTATCTCACCTTCATCGTCACTAATCAGAAGTTTAGCAATGAACCTGGGTGACTGTGTGTGCAAAATGTAAAGGTCATCAGGTGAACCGTTTGGGTTTACACACTCTAAAAATTTAGGATATTTTGCCATCGAAGTTGAGCCCCCGAAGGGGCTTGGTTAATAAATTAAACGATCTGCATATTAACATGAGTACCGCCATTGTAAGATGGTACTGTGTACACTTTTACGGGGCTATCTTCAAATTCATAGTAATCTCTTAAAAAGAGATCGCCACATGAACCGTCACACTTTAGAGTGACGTGGTATTCAGGTATGCTTTCAAAGATTTCTTTTACTTTTTTTGACCATAGATCAGGGTTTACCAAGTAAGGGCATGAATCGTGATAGCCGCCTTTTATTGATGCCAATACATTACCATACTTATCAAAAGCGACTCGGTAAACGCCAGCGCTGAAGTATTGGCCGTCTGTGTTAGTTTCAGAGTATTTACCGAATTTAATTTCAGATTTAAGTCTCTCAGATATGCTATCATTAGCTTGTTTAATATCTTGTCTCATCTTCTTATCTTCAAGCGTTCTAAGCTTCTCTACCTTGTCTTTTAGGTCGGCTGATACACAGATATAAGTATTAAGGTAATGGGTGCGACTTACTACTTCTAATATACAGCAGTCTGAAGTATCTGCATGATTTGTACCGAAATAGCCACCGCGACGGCGGTAAGAAGTGTCTTTTCTTTCAAAAGATTGCGCATAAAGCTCTGATTTAAGGCTTGAGATTTGTTCTTTAATAGTCTTTTTCATGATGTTTTGCCCGTTTTGGTCAGCTGGCTCTGCTGGGTATTGCTCAGGCACCATTGCCGTTTGCATATTCAAATATAAGAATAATATATATATTGTCAAGTATTATTTTAAAATATTTTATTTTTTTTTACATATAATGGCTTTCAATAGCATCACCAACCTGCTCAACCTCTTCAGCACTCAGGTCACCTTCAATCTGTTCCCATGCTTCTCCATTATGACGGATATGAGAGATTTTATCACCTCCTCTTTCTATAGAGTAAGAATTAAAGTCCATAATAACTCGTAACCCGATAATACTTTCCAATCTGTTTTTCGCTGGTTGTATTTTAAAATATTCTTCCATACCTAAAGATAACACTGAAAATTAAACTTTCCTACCTTTTGCCTTTAACTCAAAATATTGATCCACTCGCTCAATGAACTCGTTCAATTGCTGCTGTAATTCGGTCACGCGTTTTGATTTTTCAATGATTCCTCCTTTGGGATCACGGATCTTATACTTGGCTGCATTATCTCTTCCATGATGGATAGATACCAATCCAGGGGTTTCCATAAATTCTTCTGGTGAATACCACTTATCATTCTCAGAATTGTAAATCCAGGCATTGGCAAAATAGGCATCTTTTGCAATGGACCGCTTTACTTCATAGGCCGGATCCCGTGTTTGTCTATTTTTCCATGAACTCAAACTCATGGATCAAAGTTAAACAAATACTAATTTTATTAGTAAATATTATAATGATGTTACCAGCTGACTGTTTTCCCTTTCAATCTGGTCTTTATGTGACCAACTAAATCGCGCTTATATTTATCATATGATGCAGTGTCACGGTGACCGGTTAGGTTCATGATCTCCGCATCACTATAACCAGCATTCAATAGGCTTACAACTCGGGTATGTTTCATTCCATACAAGGTGAAGTCCTTCGATAACCCAAGTTTTTCTTTTATCTCTTCCCTGAAAACCCTGCTAAAATAATTCTCACTATGCGTTGCAGAAGAAACCTCACCATTCTTTCCAATAACATAATAATATGCCGGATAATCTTCCAAGCTCAAAGATTTAAGCATTTCTGCAAGTTCATCACATATAGGAACTGTTCGGCTTTTTGTCTTACCAACTATTTTAATATAACGTCCTGAAATATCAACATTTTCGATTTTCAATTGCCTGATCTCTTCAGGTCTCATACATGAATAATAAATAAACTTAGAGTAGAACAACATTTTAGGAAATGGTGCCATTGCCTCTTTCACCTTATTGAATATAGTGTCACCAAAATATTGGTGCTTCATTGGCCGCGATTCTTTCTTTTCCAGTTCGCCATCTTCACCAATATTAAAATCATCTCGGTTGATCCAATTACGAGGCTTTTTAGAAAACCAGTTCAAGAGTGTTACCCAGAAATTTAAGTAATTATTATAAGTGGTACCTGACCATCCGTAGGATCGCTGCATTTGAGCAAGCATACTTTTGATCAATGAGATATCTAATTTATTTATCCGGATATCTGCAATCTGGTTATCTATGAGCCAATTCTCAAAACCTGAAATAAATGTTTCATAGGCCTGAATGGTTTGGGGAGATAAGTTTTTATCACGCTTGACTTCTAAAAACTCTCGAAATGCTTCAGTAAGTAATGGGGATTTGGGATTGTGTTTTGAATAATTAATTTTCTCTTTAGCCTCAATTTTTTTAACGACAGATCTCTCATAATCAAATGGATTAAATCCATCAGAAAGTGCTTTGTTTATATTAATTACAAGTTCCGCAGCGTATGATTCTCTTTCTTCCAATGTTTTCTGACGATTGATGTCTTCGTAAACTTTGAATCGCACCATTTTGCTTGTTTCCGGATTAAGGAAGAAGTAGTATACATGCCAGGCATCTTTAATGGTTCCGTTTGATCCTCTGTAAACTTTTGCTTTTCGGTAATGTAACGGCAT